CTTTTTTCCAATGGTTTATAGCCATTAAAGTCGGCTTCGCGCAATTTATTTTTAGACATTAAATCTCTGTATTCAGTGTTTAGCAAGATTTTGTCAACTTTATAAATATCTTTTGGATATGGATATTCAAAGCCAAATTTTTCTGCAATTAGTTTCATAATTTTTTCTTCAGCTTCACGAAAAAGAAACATTGCGTCTTGTTCTTTTACTGGTCGAGCTAAATCCATTAAATACGCTTCTGATGCATCATGCAATAATCCAGCTAATTTATATTCCTGTGGTAAATTGTCATGCACGTGACAAGAATGTTCGGCTACGCTATAAAACGAATTTGTATGGCCAGTAAAACGGCATTGATTGCTTAAGGCATGACAAATATCAAGAAGGTTGATATCTTCTATTCTCGGAGTGAGAGGCCAAAAAAGACGCCCTGTATATGTAATGATTGAACCCTGAATATCTATAGTGTCTGTCGTCATAATTATAATGCTAGCATAAATAATGAAAATGAACAAGTTAAGAAATGAGAGAGAATTGGTGCGGCTCCAATTCTCTCTCTGCGGGAGCTAAACTTGGCGGGGACGTTACCAAGCGCTCTACCGTTCTCTAGGCATAAAGCCTAGATATTTTATCCCTCCCGCCCATCCTACTTTCATAATAATATTTTTGGCGCAAGATCATGTGGACAACCTTTATCTAACAAATTCTTAACATCCCAAGGGGAGATATGAGTGTGGACTACTAACGTATCTATATATCCACACTCTTCTCCCAACAGTTCTTTAAACCGCTTTCTTCGATTGTCATTAAATTGTTGCATTCGTTGACGCTCGATTTTTTCACCAACAGTTTCAGATATTTTTTTACTTGAGGTCATTTCCAAATCCAAGATTAGGAGCAGGAGTTTCTCCTGGCGTTACCAAGCCTTGAAGGGCGCGGAAACCAGCCATAAGAGCTCCAACTACTGCTGCAACTGCTAGTGATTTTGCTGTTGCAAAATCAGGTGCATTAAGAATACCTACCACTGAAACTAGAAAGGCTCCTAATCCAGCTTGTAAGAAAGCATCAAGATAGGCTCCAAAAGGCTGAGAAAGATAGTTGCCAAATGAAAGTTGTGGCACAAATTGCTGAAGTGCCTTAACGCCTGCTGCTACCGATGCAAATAGTGCTGCAACTCCAAGAGCATAAGCTTGACTCAAATCGGGGGCAGCGAGAATTCCCGTAGAAAGAGCCAATGTTGAAACTGCAAAAGCTCCAATAAAAGCACGTCCTGCTGCTGAAAGTAAGTCTTTAAAATTCATTATTCACCTCCTTATGGTTTTAGAATTGGTGTTTGACATTCTTGTTTTGTTGGAACATGTAATAAAGTTTTTTGTAAATTTTTAACATTTTGTTTGTGAAGTTTAGCAGCAGAAAATCTTCTTTGTGCTATCGCTAAAACGGATGCATTTAGACTTGCTTTTATATTGGTATTAACAAGAAAGTTATGTTTTTCAAGTGTCGGTATGTTACTTATACAACTTGCTGTTGCATATTCGTTTATTTCATGTCTTAATTCTTTGTCATTATTATCTGACACTTTATAAAGTCCTATAGTTCCTCCTATAGCAAGAATTAAATAACCGACTGCTGCACGTTTAAAAAATTTGTTCAATGAGTGTTCGCGTTTAAGATCAGCTTGTACTCTTTCGTTTTCTGCTTCTACTCTACCGGTACCATCATTACTTTCAGCATGCGCTCGTGCAGCTTCCGCCAAAATCCTTTTGTTCTCTGCTTCAACTCTATTTTGTTCTGCTTCGTTTATCATTAAAATATCCCATGAAACTGCAATAGCAATGAAATTAATAAAGTTATTGTAACATAGCAAGCAGTAATAGGATAAGTTTTAATTAATGAAGTCATTTTTGTTCCTTGTTTATAAATTAGTCCCCATTTTTCTTTCCATTCTTTATCTTTTCTTCTGCCTTGAACACTAGTGGAACTCCCATTAGAGCGAGCGATGCTGTTAGAAGAAAAGGGCGTTCGCCCTGGTAAAGAATTAATTCGTGAAGAAATCCCAAAGCTCCGATGGCGTAAGCTAATGTTTCTCTTGCTTGTCTTGTGAATAGCCACATATTAATAATAACACTTTATTATGATTATATTTCCAATGATTTAAGAAGATTATTCCAATGGGAATACGAATTATCCCATGAATATTGTAAAGCAAATTCGCGGCCAATACTCCTAATTTTCTTCCTATCATCTCCTTCCATTTCTGCAAGAGTTATCAATAAAGCTAACCATCTATTTTGATAATCAAGATTGTGTGGCCAACCTTCAACAAGTAAATCTTTCATTGCCACTGTTTCATTTAAAGCAGCAAGTTTAGAAGTAATAGGAATGACTCCTGCTGCCTGATTTTCAATGGCTGTAATACAAAAAGTTTCCATAAATTCTGTTGGATATCCCCAAAAAGTAACGTCATACATTGCTTTCGCTAATTCTTTTTGGTTTACTCTTCCATGATTGTATATACCGCCCTCTTCATTGCCAAGCTCATACATCATGCCAACAATTTGACTTTTCATATATTCAAGATAGCTACCAACCTTATTTCTGCTTCTAAGATTGTTAATAATCTTGTCAATCATATTCCAGCCATAATAAACATGAAGTTCTGCCTCTGGATAGCGCTTTCTAATTGTTGGCCATAAGCCAAGCAGAGTATCTAATCCCCTGTCAGGTGAAGATGACCAGATAAATTTTAAATTATTAGATGAGTCATTTGATCTATCTTTTTCAAATCTATTTAAATTAATGCCATTAGGAATAACTGTTAATTTATTTTTGTTTATATTATAAAGTTTCTGAAGGTGAGTAGCGTGCCAGTTAGTTAGTCCAACAATTTTGTCTGGAACATCTTTAATAAGTCTTAAATCTTCCCCAACATTAACATCATGCATCCAAAGAAGTTTTCTTTTTGCATTAAGTTCGACTTCAAATGGCGCTGGAGAACGAGAAGAGACAAAAACTGTAAAAGGTTCTGAGATAAGAAAATCTTGAGTTGGCCAATATTCAACATCTTCATAAACTCCTGCGTGTTCACCGGGTGTTCCGAATACAACTGTTCTCCAACCATCAGCGGCAAATCGTTTTGCCATTTCCATGACACAAATCTCTGCTCCGCCAGAACCATCTTCTTCAATTGTTTTAGGGTGCCAAATTTCTGGCAACTGCGAAGTAAAGAAACAAATACTTTTGTCTGGTTTACTTCCTCTTAATTTCCTTCTTTTGTCTTTAATTTCTTCTGGAGCTTTTCCAATTTTCTTTTTCTTAATAAGTTTAATTTTATCATCTAGTAAACCTGTTGTTGGATTCCAAAATTTTTTAGCTTTTTTATAATCTGAAATTGCTTGATCATATTCATTTAAATATTCACACGCAAGCCCTCTTAGGAAATAAGGATAAAATCCTGTCATCATTGGTTCAATTGAGGCAACAGTGTTGGGTTTAACTATTCTAGTTGCAATATCTGCAAATGCTTTTTGACGGCGATAATCTCCAAGTTCCATGCATGATTTAGCGGCACCAATATAACCATCGGGCCAATCAGGATAAATAGCAATCGAGGTTAAATCTGACTCAATGGCTTTCGCGTGTTCGCCTTTCATTCTAAAAAGATCAGAGATTCGTGTATTAGCTAAATAATAATCATCTGTTATTTCAGGAACCATTTCTTTATATTTTTCAAAAGCATGTATAGCTGCATCTGCAACCTGTGCTCTTTCGATTCCTGGTTGCATTGAGTCTGCTTCAGCCATTGTTTCGCCAGCAAAATAAAACATATAGCGAGGTTCTTCTGGTTGTTCTTTTATTGCTTTGGCAAGAATTCTTCTATTGCGTTCACGAGCGCCGCGATCTTCTCCACTCTTGCGCATATGTTCAATCCAGCATTCATCTCTTCTTGCGAATTGTGTCCCCGGAGGCGCAGCACAAACTTCATGTAATTTATATCTCCATTGCCAAGGAACATCTGTTGCAAGAATTCTTTCTCGCCATTGTTCGACAACAACAAGTCCTGTTTTTGGTTCTACTGCATAATTATATTTGATAAATATTCCTTTTGAATATTCATCAATATTTTCAAACATTTCATCTAAACCATTTGGAGCGTGAAATATATCATCGCTGTCAACCCACATCAACCAATCATATTCATCTTTTGGAACCATATCAAAAGATTGTTGACGGGCTAATCCAAAGTCATCTTCCCACTCAAATCTTCGTATAGTTTTGGGAATATTTATATCAATAGAATATATAAAATCTGGAGCTTTTTCTTTTGTACCATTGTATGCAATAAAAATCCCTTGAACATGTGATTCAAGAGATTTAAATAGTTGCTCTAGCTCTTCTTCTTTGTATGCATCCCCAAGTATCAGACATGCTGCTAATTTATTCTTCAATTTCTTCCTCATCGTGGATTA